CTATCTAGAAACTTATATAATAAAACACGCAGAAGGGAGTAGTTATTAGGAGGACCAACATCACCAACCCTTTCTCTCAGCCAGCTTAACACTCCAAGTCCCAGCATCAAGTATCAGTTCTTGTAGCTCTCGATCATATTCTAACCTGGAACACACCTCAATGGCTTTTTGAAGACCCACACTGGTGTAAGAGCGCTCTACTAACTTGCAGGCCCTGAGCCAAACCAAAGCACATATCATAGCGACCACATTACCATTTGGAGAAACAAAGCTTATTGTTTTGCCACTTTGATAGTGCGTTAAAATCGTTTTGCGAGTGGCTGCTCCACTGTTAGCAAACATCATACGCAGTGTATCAGCTGTGGGCAAACCTCCGCGACCAATTCCAACTCTGAAATTAACATTCATTCCCTCTCTCCCCAGAGGCACGGGAGTTTGCAGACATACCAGGAAGCTTCCCTCAGGAGCTAGACCAACCGTACAAGCATGAACTCTGGGCGTCATTTGGAGGGAGGTTTTTTCTGATGTAGTAGCTGCCAAGGAACCAAGAAAAGCAGTGTTCTCAAACAAATCATATGTCAGGGGCTGTGGATCATTACCCATCTGTTCCTCATGAAAAGCTTCAACAACGGCCAGTGAGGGTAGTTTACTCAAACCCAATCCATGATAGGCATCCCTAAATTCCTTCGCAATTTCTGGGCCATGCAACCAAAGCTCCCTCAACACATTCTCGGCATTCACTCTGAAACCTTCAGCCAAGCTATCATAAGAACTCTCCCTTATATACATGAGCTGGGAAAACAGAGACAATCTTTCCTGCGGCCCTGTCCACAAACCATATTTGTTGAGTTTGAAGCCTCTCTTGAGGAAATCACAAGCTTGGAGCCTCCGAAACTCTAGTACTGGACTAGTTTTGTCTATGCCATCTGTTATAGTCACACCCAAGCGCTCCATCTCGGCCTTGAGGGTCTTACCATTGAAAACAGATTTCACAGCAGGCCCAACTGAAATAAGATTGTCATCACCATAGACAACCATCTCACAATGCACCCTAAATGAGGTAACCATTACCCTACCATGCTGAGACATCAACCTTTTCCAACAATATCTTACAAGCAGCTCATTCATCAAAGAATTTAAAATAACAGTTAAAGCTATACCTGAAGGAATTCCCCCGAAAACCTGAAAAACTCTAAAATCACACACAGAGTAACGTTGAAAAACGGTCATTAACAAAGTACAGATAGCACGGGATTCAGTTCTATCGTAAAAACTGCCAATTATCTTACACATTGCTTCCATCAACTGCGGCGTACATAAACCATCAAAAGAACTGTAATCACAACACAGAATGTCATTGCCCTTTGATTGCAAGCGCATAGCCATATCATTCCATTCCCTAGAGTAGGGATTGATACCCACTTGCGAGGCCAACTGTCCCCTGTTAGACATCATCCAAGCAACAAATGGCAATGTTAACTTCCTCAAAACTAGATTATATTCCATGGGCAACACTGTGAAAAGTCTGGACTTTGGATCTCCATAGATTTTCCTCATTGGTAAAAGTTCATCTTTGACGCACTCAATTCCGACCAAAGGCTTGGTGACACCCTCACGCGCACTCAACTCCAAATTTTTACACGCCTGATCCATGGGGCCCCCTTCTGGCAATTTCCAAGCCCCAGGTTCACCTTCCAGATATCTTGTTTTTCCTTTGTTGTTTTCTCGCTCATAGATCCATGCAAACCCCTCAGAAGTGGCAGTAACAATAGAATCAAAATGTTCACACCCTATCTTACCATTTAGAGCTGTGTTCATATCTACACTTCTAAACTTGCCTGCACCCACATCACGAAACTCGTCAACCATTTCACGCACTACCTCATCTAGGACATCTTGTTGCAACTCTCCACAAGATTGCTTATACTTTCGCATACCCTTTTCGTACACATCAAACGGTCTATGGTGTTCAGGTACCCTTGGATCTGTACTAGACAAAATGCTTGGTTCCTTGGTTTCAGCCCCAAAAATTTGCCACTCCTTTGGCACCTCCTTAAGCTTGGTTTTGCTGGGCATGAACAACTTTTCTTTGAGTTTTCCGACCTGAGTTAGCGATGCTCCAACGGCAACAGGAGTTGGATAAAACTCAACAAAATCTTCTATTTCACACTGCCCTTTACTCGTGGGTATCTTGGTATCAGCTTGTTCCTTAAGCCCCACAGGAATGTAACAGGCTTGTCCAGTAACACCATCTCCTGCAACATGCATCCCAATGATCTGCCACCCACTCTTAGTTCGCGTCAGCACCAATCCTCCGCAATCCATGTTTTCAGTTGCAATGGTGTAGCTCAGATATCGTGGAATTTCCCTGACATAATCATCATTCTCAATTGCAAGCCTCTTGGATATTTTTCTGCCCATTCCTTTGCAAAACTCAAACATGTAACAACCCATTTCTTCACAACGCTTAAATGTGTATAAAATAACTTGCATATCATTAGCAGCCAACATCTCAGGGTCCCAACATATGTCACTCATAGCAGATTTACGTACATCTGGTAAGCTTGGCACATAAAAAGTGGCCAACTCACTATCAGCTATCAATTCCTTTCTCGCTGGATCCAAACAACAAAACAAGTCTACCCCATCTGACCTTTGTACAACTGCCCTTATAGGCTGCAGAATTCTCCGAGCAAAGTGGTTTACCATGAGCAGTTTTTTCCCCGGTAAAATCATGGCCATCACTTCACTTTCACCAACTCTCACGTTGACCATATGCCTGGCAGCTACTTGCGCAGAAGAAATTTCCTCATCACTCTGCCCTCTTGTTCTATGTCTAGCACTTGTTGGAATGTTACGGAACCTAAATGGGCCTCCTGTATTTCGCGTAGGTTCTCGAGATTGAGCCATGGAGTGAGCGTAACCCAAACAACCCCCGGCTGTGGTGAACCCAGCACCCGTACACAAACCGGCTAAAACCTTAAGCACTTGCCACAAAGCACCACCTAATACTACCGCCAGAGTTATTCCCATGGCAGCTTTAGCATAAAGTGGCCATCTTGCAATGGCAGCCAGAAGCTTGTCCTTACTCTCAACCATAATCTTTGTTAACCTGCCAACCCAAGTCCCATCATGGTTTTGTCTGCAAAACTCTTTATGGCAAAGTATTAAAACCACTCTCTGTTCCAGTGTCAATGAGCGTATGAATTCCTGTATGTGAGGCTCTGTACTCCATTCATCCAAGGAGATAGTCCAGTTTGGTCCTTCCCTGAGTTGCTTCATTACTTTCTCAAGATACAACAAACTAATGGTATTCATGTTGGGTGCCATACGCAAGGCCTCCAATGATCTACCTAGGCTCATTATACCTGGGGAATCTTGAGCACTCTTACTCTCATAGGGCAAGCAAACAAGCTGTCTATTCTTAATGCACCAAATTTGGTTCATCCAAATCAGAAAAGGTTTCATGTCTTCATCAATTTCAACCTTCGTAACTTCTCTGATATCTCTTGAATCAGCTGCAAAAAACTCAAACATGGAATGCATGCCAGTCTTAATTGGTTCTCCTTCCGAAGTGCTTGCTATGTTGGCTCTCTTTTCCTCAACATGTGCAGCATATTTATTCAAGACAAAACATTCTAAGTCTGCATAACTCTCAAAAGATTCTACAACTACTGACTGGCCATCTACAAAATTCAAAATACTATATTTTTGGTTTTTTGTGGGATCTTTTGGACTATACTCTTTAGTGTGATCTATCTCTACTCTAATGACTACGTTACGTCTATTCCTAAAAGCATTTCTATCATGAACTTTTGAATGTGGAGACGCATCTTCAAAATTACTGGAATAAATAAAAGCACCACTATCAAAAAACATACCTTTCTCAGCTAAATCTGCCATATTTAATCTACATTCTTGACTAGATACCAACATCATCAAAGAACTCTCGTCACTAACATCATGCTCACATGCAGCAAAGTCATCCTGAATAACAACATGCTGCCTTCGATATCCTGACCAGAAAGGATCTTGTGGTTGACGCGAATACACATTTAAGTCAGGTAAACCATCATGCTCACAAATGGATTTAGCCATTTTGCTTGTCAAAAGAGTTTTCCCTGTTCTACTAGCTCCAACAAATGCCACAACAAATGGCATAATTCGCTGTCCGCCACTCCCCTGCAACATTAAAGCGTCCTTCAGCTTTCTCACACGCTCATTAGCCTTAACCAATATATTTGTTACTTGAGAACTTGGAGTGATTGCCTTGGTAGCAATGGCAGCCACAAGTTTTGCACCTTTGCTAGACAGGATTGTGGCCCTCATCAGGAGGTCTTTGCTAGAAGACTGCACTAAATTGAAATGCTCCTCAAGAGCATCTATTTCAGAAAGCCAATCTTGCAAGCCCAGTCCCAATACAATGCTGATATCACTTAGCTCTGCCTCCTGCGTCCCAAGTAACGTTTCCAAAGCTCCTGCTACATATGTCACACCAGCCATAGCACCATTCTTTAAATTCTTCACTGCATTCGTGATGCTATTTATAGCTTGAGCTGATTTCCCAGCTTCTACCAATCCAGCAGTAGAGTAACTATTCACCATGCTAGAAAATCCACACAAGATAGAGGATGGTGCAAACTGGCCTTTCGTTCTATCAACGTTGTTAATCCGTTTGTCTGGAACCAACCATTTAGGCAAAAGAGTTAGAAAATTTATGACCATTCCAAACAGGGAATCTTTCACATTTCCCCCACCAGCAGTAAATTCCATGAAACCAGTAATGCCAAAAATCGCTATGGCTGCTGGCACAAACAGCTTGGTCAGGCCAATTGGCTCAGCCAAAATGTTCATCGCTACCAGAAAACGTTCTGCAAAAGTAACCATTGCTACACTGGCAATTAAGGCCATGCCAATCTGTAATAGCTCTCTACAGCCAGACAAGAAAGGCATTGTTTTCTCATACAATTCTGTTGCTTTTCCAGAAACTATTTCCCAGTATTTCCCAATCCACGGACATTTTGCTACAAAAGTTTCCAAAAAACAACCAAGTGTCTTCTCAAAAATAGATTTGAGCTGTTTGCATATGCCAACCCATGATGAGCTTGCACACGTTAACAAAGCTTTCTTGCTACTTTGGAAAGCACCTAGCAATACCGTACCAAAGTGTTGACCAAAAGTTACACCATCCATTGTAGCACTCACATCCACAGACGTTCCTTCCAGCACCAAATCACTATCGAATTTTTCAATAAGAATCCCTCGCACATAAGCAACCATATCCTCATACTTAACAAACGCACCTGCCAAATCCTTGTACATATCCCACAGCATCGCAGGTGTGATGTCAATGGAATCATCCAGACCTCTTTGTATCAT